CTTTAATGCTAGAAATGATTGCATTTTCAACTTCATCCACTGCCATAAATGTAGATACACCTAAAACAGTAGCTACTGGATTGGTTGCTAATCCTACAGCAATAGCACCAGTGAATCCAAATTCTACTGACTCTTTAAGAGTGGGGTCGGGTTGAATCCCCGTAATTTTAGGATCACGTATCAGACTATCATAGTTTTTTGCTACATCTTGGAGAGATTTACCTGTATCCTTACTTATCTGATAAATCATTTGAGACTTTACATTTGTTGATTCTTTATCTTCAAATATATTTCTGACAAATGATCTAAATTTATCTCCAACTGTAAGCTCGGGAGATGCTCGTAAAAAAGGTTGTGACTCATCTATCTTTACTGGTTCTGGAAACAGATCGCTGATTAGAGTAGTCTTTAGTTTCGGTTGTTCTAATACAAAACCTTCTGGGATTATAGGGCGCTGTTTCTCAACAATATACCCTTTTGGTATTATTGGATGGGAAGCCACTTATCATTACTCCATTGCAATCTTTTTCCAGTATTTGGGTTCACTATTATAGTACCGTTTGGCATAGAAGATAACTCTCTAAATGAGTCATTTTTACTTTCATTAAAGTCTATAAAGTCTGTCCTTAACTTAAAATCTTGATGTGTTGTTAGGGGAAGATGAGCTTGTTCTGTTGTTCCTGTCAATTTCTGATATAATTTAACATCATTATCTAATGGATTATCGTTAATATACTCATTAATAGATATTCCAAGAGCATTTGCATTATCAATTAATATTTGCTGAATATCCTTTAGTTGACTATTTCTTAATATCTCAGTCTGTGTTTTTTCAGCCTGTGGTGGCGAAAGGGGATTTTTAATACCTAATCTTACTTTTGCTTCAGAATTTCTTTGTTCTACTTCCAATGGAGTTGGAATACTTCCTTGCATACCTGCTTGTTCCATAGCTGATGATTCTTGAGTAGCAACTACAGGATCTAATTGTGTAGACTGAGTCTTAATTGATTGCCCCAACTCTTTCTCAGTCTGAAAATCTATTCCACCAAGACTCAATACTTCAACTGCTTCAACTGCAGTAGCGCTTCCATTTGTAATAGATAATCTTGCAGTAAGTATATCCGATCTATTAGATGGGGTTTGCGGTAATCCCGATATGATGTTATTAAAAGTATTCATTTCTTTAACGCTGGCGTTTTTCTTATCTTCTCTATCTTTAAGCATTTGTTGCAGTTGAACATTTGCCCCCTTTTGAAACCCTTGTCCGAAACCGCCTGCAAACCCTGCTACAGCAGATTGTAGCGGATTAGGGCTTTTCTTTACTTTGAATTTAAAAGCCATTATTGCACCGCCTTCCCGTAAAATACATGTTTGATGCCCTCTATTTCTGTAACCGCATCTTGATTTACTAATTCAACATCTTGAGCCATAACACCTATCTGTTGTGTAGGACTATTTTTGTAATTAAATAGGTAAACAGGAAGTCCATTATTTAGCTTCCCTACAACAGAGATATTCTCTTTTACCCTTCTGTCTGATGCTACAGCACTACCTGCGGCATTTCCTAATCCCTGACCTAATCCGCCAGCGAATTGACCCAATGCTTGTTCCCACCACTCTGGTTGCATATCAAAGGTCGCTTGTATCTTGGCTCTATCTGTCTCTTGCCCCATGATAAAACTTTGCATTGCATCTGTAAGCGCATCTCGTTTTATTCCTAATCCTTCTAAGTCAAAATCACCCTTAACTTCAAATTGCTTTGTATTAGCTAAGTCTGATAACGTTTGCCCCTCACTCTTTGTGATATAATCAAGTAGAGATCTTTGACTTCCTTCTTGGATTCTTGGTGTCAATGCTTCAACTTGTGCTTGATCACCACCTGTTCCTAAAATAGACCTTTGAAGCTGGCTTAAAAGCATCCCCTCTTTTCTTGCCCCTATTCTTGAGGCTAATGCTTCTCTTTTTTGTCCAGCGGCTTTTATTATATCTTCAAACTCAGTGATATTTTCATCAAATTCACCTTTAGCATCCAGTGTATCTAAATGATCTTGTGCATCCTCAATAGTTGAGAAAGCTCTACCGTCATCAGTATGGTATAAATTATCATCACCAAAAGAGATTCTATCATTAGATTGAGATGCTGTATCAGTTGTAGTTTGTTTATCATTAAATGACTGTGCTGCTTGCTTTGCTTTATTCCAAATACTATCAACTTGCCTACGTCTATCTTTGTTGTTTGCGCCAATTGGTGTTCGCGCTGGTGTTATATGTTGTTGGAAAATTGTGTTCCCATTCTCATCCACAACCCATATACGAATTGTCTCTCCCCATCTTCCTTTTTCTCTTTTGACTGTTGCCATATCTATCTCCTTTTAGTCCTATAAAACTTCTTCAAAAATCAACAAACCATTAATGGACTTAAATTTATAGTTTGTTGGGTTTGTAATAGTTGTTGATGCATACCAAAATCCATCGCTTGATATACTATCTGTAGATGTGTATGTATAATCCCATACCCTTTTATACCCCCAGGGAATAGCATAACTTGGGGATAGATTACCTGTATTAATGTTTATGGGATTCTCTTGATTTTGATCGGTATAAGCAACACCGATGTTAAAACGAGCATCATCCATATCATCAGATCCACTACCAGAAAATTCGCTACTTAATTTTAATTGTTTTAGTCTGCACTTAAAAGGAACTGGGTTTACAGATGCTATTGATTGACCATTGGTTACATCGTTATTAAAGAGAGCATACACTCTGTCTATATCCATACCACCTGGCATTAAGAGAGTTGCCTGTCCCGCATATTTTGTTGTTCCCGAACCCACATAATCGAATGTGGTAGACGCAAATGGAAATGAAAATGTTCTTGGCTTTGATGTATTAATAATATTAATAATGGTAGTATCATCTATGACCTGATTAATGGTTGTGCTATTATCAGTAAGATACTTAGTGATGTTCTCAGTAATATGATTTGCTGCAACCGCTTCTACATCTAAGGGATTGCTTGAAGATAAATCTGTATAATTCCACCTGTCTCTAATTTTAATGCCAAAGAAATATGCACCTGCATTAGAACATATCCCAGTATCTCCATTTTCGCCTTCACCTGGTGAATAAAATCCTTGCTTTAGATCAAGCATGGTATCTTGTTTCTTATTAATCTCTGTTAATAACCGATCTTGTGTTACTTCTGCCATTAGGGTGTTCTCGGTATTAAAGCATACTCAATAGACAGTGACTCTAATGCAAAGACGTTATCAGAAGAGCTAACCTTTAATTCAATCGTTTTGCCAGTCACATTAATCTTCTTCGAGACCGCTCCCACAGTAACTTGAGATACGTAAGACAAAGTTTGTGAAGAAGATGCACTTCCATCTACATAAATATCAACAGAAACTGCTGAACCAGACTTATAATTTAATATAATATGATTAAATCGTTTTCTCTCTTCAGGTAGTTCAAAATCAAATCGTTTAGTTTTAATGATAGCAGTTGTGGTCGCTAAAGATCCATTATTTAATTCTTGGATTTTTCCATTGACTGCCATTAGACCGTCTCTCCAACAATTAATAATGGTCTAAACTCATTACTAAGAACAAAATTACTTGAAGTCAAACTATTAGAAGTAAAGTCTCTTTTTACCCAACTTCCATTATCTAAGTTCATAACATAAGCATCAGAACCATTCGTATTATAAGCTATGATAATTTCATTTTCAACACCATCATATCCAATCTTACATTTATCTAAAGTTAAAGATTGCCATGTATCTCTTATTTTGAATGATATGTCTTTACTGGTAGTTGGATTTACTGCGAAAATACCCTGTTGATTCGCACATACTAAACCTAATGGTGTTTCAAATACTGCATGTTTGCTATCTATACCAACACCCACAAAATGCTTTTCCACTTGATGTCTCGTATTGATCACATAAGTATGACGCTTCTTAAATACAAAGAGTTTATTTCTATACTCTCTGAGCGCAAGAATTTGATCTCCATCGTTTTTACCAATAGTAATATATCTTCCAGGGATTATCTCATCTAATTTAAAGGGGTCTGTAAAGTATATTTGGTTCTTTTCTCTTGATGTTTGGTCGTTCTCATCCACCGTATCAATATTCGCATAATAAGCACGATTATTCATTGTAGCGGATGCGTTCCATTTGATGGCACTGATTTTTGTTTTTCCTGCCCGTCCTGTTAAGGAGTTATATGTAGCGAGCTTCATTCCATCAAAAGGAATATACCATGAACTAATTTTTGTCTGAGACTTGCTATGAGTGGTAACTCGATTGGGATTATCTGTGTTAGCAGCTGTGCTTATTATTTTACATCCAATGCGATTAGTATTAATGCTGGAATCATAACTTACCCTGTCATCATTCGCACCATTACTTTGACAAAATGTATAACATGCGCCTAACCTATTGAATTGTGTACCCATATTACTTGAGTCACCTGTTTCTTGCCTCGATAATATTCCGATATGACTGTAAGCTGTATTTGAGAAATCATTTGTTGCGCCTGTCCATGCTGTAGCACTAAGAGTAAAAGTTGCATTTACATCATCTAATGCGGTTGATTGGGGAGGAGCAATCCAATACCCCCAATTCTCTAAAGTATTGTTTGTATTGTATGTTCCTAAGTAATTAACATCAAGATTACTCGAACCCGGTGATCTAATATCTGGAATAGATGCTAAGGGACTGTCTGCATAACCCCTATTCATATCTACTGTCTCTACTAAATACCAATCTACATCCCCTTTGGGTTGCCAATAAATATTTACACCAGTTATTCTTGGGTTATGATACCCGCTTACGGTGAATCCATTTAAAACTACATTAATTGCTCTCCCCTTTTGAGGAGAAGCCTGATAATAGACATCTGCGTTTGTCTCATGCTCTACATTTGATGTATTTAATTGACCTCGTTTAACATAAAGAGTATTACCGCTAATATACCGAATGAACATAATCTCTTTATCAACCTTAATATAAGTATATTGTGTAAACTTTGTCCCATCAGACACACTTAAATCCTGTTCGGTAGATGTTAATACTTCAAAAACCTTATCTCCACTATCTGTCACTTCATCTGAACCTGTTTCTACATCAAATCCAGTAACACCTATATTCCCATTCGCATCCTTTGACAGCTCAGATTCCTGTATATAATCATACAAGTAAGTGCAAGCATACCGATCTGCAGGATCAAATGTCTCGTTAGTCATTGCATTTGTCCATGCATTATGTTCATCATTTTCCAAATCGGCTGTTCCGTATTTTGTTCTTGGTTCATATACGAATAAGCCAACATGATTATCAGATGTTAAATCATCCCCACCATCATGAGACATAGACATCTTAACAATTACTGGTGCTGCAATTTCTGCATCAGTTAAAGACCAGTCATCATATAATTGGCTATAATATGGGGTAGCAATATTAGGGACTCGACTTCCATCATCGGAATAAACATTAGAACCGACATTGCTTCCTAATACATCTCTTTTAATATGTCCATACCATTTAGAGTTATTAGCAAAACTTCCATCTGCGATACGCAAGATTTGGTTATGAACTAAGAAATCAAATATTGGTGAGCCAGAGGCAAAGGTAAGTATAGAAGTCCAAGATCCACCTACGCCATCAGATTCATCAAAACGATGAGTATCTGATTTATGACCAGAAATCCACCAATTTGTTGACGTATCAGCATCGGCACTATCTTTTTCTGTTCTATACTGTGTTAATTCAGTATGAAGATCGGATATTACCAATGCACCGCTTTTGGGTGTTTGTCCTTTTGGTCTTTCTAATCGTCCTGGCTTCTTATTGGTAATCTTTTCAAAAGTCTGAAATTGATTTTCTTGTATATCAAATTCAGACTGATTTGTAACCAAGCCCCCTGAGAAATCCTTAATCTCATGTCTTGGCATTAGAAGTCCTTATATGCTATAGTAATGGATGACTCTCCAGCTCTGGATTGTCTATCTAAAATTATCTTATTCTTCCATTCCAACCATTCATTTTTAAAATAGGGCATTAAATTAATGTCCCTTAATCGTTCCATCACTTTCCATGCACCATAATAAACCAATGCCTCATGGAAACGAACATCTATCATAGGGATATGTGCATCCGAAGAAAGGACTGTAGGTATACTATAGTAATATACTTTAATTTCTTTGGCTGATGAGGGTGTTGGAAATATCCCCAATCTATCGTCTCTTAAATAATATCCATAAGCTGTAGTCATATTCATATCTGCAATATCACTACCTATGTCATTTATCTGACCAATTCCGATTCTCGACATTTGGCTACCATCAAAATCAACACGATAAATACGAATCAAATTAGCTAAGGCTTGAGATGCAGTTGAGACACCATTTTCCAATGTAGTCCACGTTGTAATAATCGTTCCTTTATCGGTGGTCATCTGATATTCAGCAGTATCACTCACAGAATTACGAGTCGCATACGCTTCAAATAAATTAGCTTCATCAGCTAATACATTATGTCCCTTATTAATTAAATCAGTTAAGGTTGCATTGCTGACTGTATTAGTGTCATCTACACCTGTAATGTCTCTAATTTCTGTTCTTATTGCTGATAATTGCATTATCTATCCTTTAA